AGTGGAACCGTCAGCCAACTCGTTGATAGTGCTTCTGGAATCCACCCTAGACACTCTAAATTCTACATACGAAGAGTTAGAGGAGATAAGAAAGACCCTCTCACCCAATTCTTAATTGAACAAAGAATCCCGAATGAAGCATGTGTTTACAAACCTGATCAGACTGTTGTCTTCAGCTTTCCAATCAAAGCCCCAGATGGTATTACCCGAAGTGACGTCACCCCGCAGTCACATCTCGCCCTCTGGCTTACCTACCAACGACACTGGTGTGAACACAAGCCGTCAGTCACAATCTCCGTTGAAGAAAAAGACTGGCCAGCAGTCGGAGCATGGACGTGGGAAAATTTTGACGAAATCTCAGGAGTAAGTTACCTCCCGTACGATGGCGGAACTTACAGACAAGCTCCGTACGAAGAGTGCACAGCTGAGCAGTATGAAGAGCTTAAAGCTAAGATGCCAAAGATTGATTGGGCTCTTCTCAAAGAAGAAACCGACAACGTAGAAGGCGCTCAGATGCTTGCTTGTACCGGTGGAAGTTGTGAGATTTAAATAGTTTTACATGGTAGTGTTTGGGGAGCTTGTATAGCTCCCCTTTTTATGCTAGAATGGACTCTTACAGATTCGTCTGGACGCCATAGGAGCACTAAATGATCTACAGCATTGACTTTGAAACCCGCAGCCATATTGACCTAGCCGAACAAGGGCTAGACATCTACGCCAACGACCCCACAACAGAAGTGTTGTGTATTGCGTTCGGCACCTCCCCCGATAATGTAGAAGTTTTTGGTCCGGACGCCAGATACCCCGATGGTTGGGATATATTGTCCCTGTTATTGCACGTCAGCAAAGGCGGCAAAATACAAGCATGGAACGCCATGTTCGAGTACGCTATCTGGAACTGCGTCTGTGTGCCTAAGTACGGCTGGCCACCACTAAAACTAGAGCAGTGCATTGACTCTATGGCCATAGCAGCGGCCAATAATATACCCCAATCCTTGGGGGATGCAGCTATCTTTATGGATTCGGAACATAAAAAAGATACCCGTGGTAGATACCTAATCCAAAAGCTATGCAAACCCAACAAAAAAGGGGTGTTTGAAGAAGACCCGGAATTAATGCTGGAATTGTTTGATTACTGCCGACAAGACGTACGCACAGAAATGGCGATTGTAGCCAATTTAAGGCCCCTATCAGCCGAGGAGCAGGAAGTTTGGACCATGACCCAGCGGATCAATTTAAGAGGCGTACCGGTCGATTATAACGAGCTCCACAACGCTGTTTTAGCTGTGGTAAGGGCACAGGATGCTTTAGACAACGAACTGCTCGCTATGACGGGTTGTAAGCCCTCAGAACGGGCTAAATTGCTTAAATGGGTGCGTGATCGGGGTTTGTTGATTGACGATTTAACCGCTAAGACCGTTTCAGCTAAGTTAGCAGACACTAACTTAAAAGGTAATGTACGCAGAGCTTTAGAGCTGCGTCAAGAAGGAAGCCAAACTAGCGTGGCTAAGTACGCTAAAATGTTGGAGATACAACGTGAAGGACGGATTAGGAATACACTGGTATATCATGGCGCTAGTACTGGCCGCTGGGCGAGCCGTGGTGGACTCAATTTGCAAAATATTGCTCGCCCCACGATCTCGGATGAAGAAATTGAACTTGCAATACCAAGCGTATTTAATGAAGGAGTTGGTACGATGCAAGAATTATCAAGCCTCGTCAGATCTGCGATCATGGCCCCACAGGGCAAAACCTTCGTTGACGTGGATTTTAGCTCAATTGAAAACCGAGTTGGCGTCTACTTGGCTGGGCAAAATGATAAAGTTGAATTGTTTAGAAAGGGATTAGATGAATATAAAGTCTTTGCTGCAGAAAGCCTATACCGAATCAGCTATGATCAAGTCACGAAGGATCAACGCCAGATCAGCAAATCAGCTGTCCTTGGTGCGATGTTTGGTCAAGGAGCTAAAGGTCTTGTTAAGTATGCTGAGGGGATGGGGGTCAAACTGACTGAGGCACAAGCCAAGAACGCAGTAGATAACTACCGCAGTTCATATTGGAAAGTGAAGGAGTTGTGGGCATTGTGCGAAAATGCCGCGATTGAAGCAACAAGCAATCCCGGTAGCCCATTTCGGGCGGGACAGCATATTGTGATGAAGGTTGCAAAGGAAGCACTATGGATGCAATTGCCCAGCAAGCGTTTGATCTGCTGGCAAAGGCCACAGCTCGAGCTGGTGACCACTCCATGGGGTGCTACTAAGTACGGAGTTACTGTTCACGGTTTGAACACATACACTAGAGCTTGGACTAGAAATCAACTCATTGGTAGCTCTATCTTCCAATCTGCTGTTCAGGGAACGGCGAGAGATTTCTTGGCTAATGCGATGCTCAATTTGGAAAAGAACGGCTATGAGATAATCAATTCGATCCATGACGAGGTATTGCTCCTAGTAGATGAAGATAGGGCAGAAGAGGCTTTGGAGAATGACGTCATGCACATTATGACCAATCCCCCAAAATGGGCGCCTGACTTCCCTCTAGCTGCAGAGGGATGGATCAATAAGCGCTATAGAAAGTAATTACTTCTGACCTTCGTCAGGAGCGCCTTCGATAGTAACATTATCCCCGGAATACAGGGGATTTTGACGAGCTTGTTGGTAGCTTTGAACGGCAGACAACGCACCAAGGGGTGCGTTTTTCTTTAGTGCTTTACCAATTTGTTTTATAGCTTCTGGGCGCTCTGCTAGAGCCAAATCTTTAACAATTTTTTGACCTAAATTAGAGTACAACAAATTAGAGCCGCCAAGTAAAGCGGCACCAGCGCCAAGGGTAGTTAGGGGTGAAACGCCTGCCATGTGGGCCAAGTATCCTGTACCACCTAAACCGGTAAGGCCATAACCAATTCGTTTAGCTGCTCCAGATTGAGAGTCTTCAATATCTTTAGCTTTATCAATAGTTTCCTTAAAGCTGCTTTTTTGTTGCTCACCGGCGGTAGTATTTTGACGTTGTTGTGCACCTAAGTTACGTTCAGCTTGAGTGTGTTTAGCTTCTAAATCAGCAACTTCTTTTGCTTTAGCATCAGCCAATGCTTTTTCATTGGCAAGTTTGTCAGCTTTCAATTTAGCACGGCCAGCCATGATATCAGCGTGGCCCTGAGTAGCTAATTGCTGTAGCTCATCTTCGCCACCAGCAAAACGCTTGGTGGACATACCAGATTTAATAGCTTGTAAAAGTTGCTGTGGATTAAATTCCCCACCTTCAACAATACTCTTAACATAAGAAGCAGCTTTTTGTGGAGCCTGCAAACGAGAGAAAGCGGTATTCAAATTCTTAAACGCTTCACTACCGTTTTTACCTTCAATCAAATCCATCCAGTTATCTTTTAAATCTCTAAGTGCCATACCATAACGGCGCTCAAATGTAGTAGCATCTGGCTTGTTTAAAAGACGGCTAGCTTCGTTGCTTAAATCACTTAGCTCGCCCTGCCATTTTGTGGAATTAATCCAGCCACCTTTATTAGTGGTATCAATTAAACGTTGAATGTCGTTTTCAAATGCCTGGGAGTATTCGTTACCCAAAAAGTTTGGAGTGTATTTTTCTGTAAGCTCGTTAAGTTCTTTTTCTTTGGCGCCAGTAATACGAATACCTCTAATGGTAGGCAATACTTTTTCGTAACCATTAGAAATGGTATCCTGTGCCCATTTCATTAACGCTGTACCGGACAAGTCTTCTGGAATGTCTTCCGGCTTAATACCTAAAGGTTCAACTGCGCGCTCAATCATTGGTTTATGAAACGCACTCTCTGTATCTTTTTGAGCCGCTGCTAAGTTTTCATGGTGCGCAGCTAATTTGGCGTCTAAAGCAGCATGTTCTGCAGCTTGAGCAGCTTTTTGTTGTGCTACAACGTCTTGGTTGGCATATTTTAAACCACGATTAGCCGCTTCCATAGATGTATCGGTTGCAGCAGCATTAGCTTTTTCTAGGTTAGTTAAAACTTTTTTTCCAGTATCCACTACTGATTTAGCACCGCTAAATGGAATGTTTTCCAAAAAGTTTTCTGCTTTTTGTGTAATACCGCCAAGCATTTGACCGATGGATGTATTTTTAATATCATCCATTGAAATGCCTTTGGCGCGCAACTCAGCAACTCGCTTTAAGACCGGATCCATTGCATGTCCAGCAGCAGTAAGGACACCGTGAGTAGCACCTCCAAGAGTACCGCCAAGAACTGCTTCTTTAGCAATATCCATAGGAGATTGACTTTCAGAACCAGCGGCACCAAGAGCTGCACCACCTAAAATAGATTGAGTAATTGGACTATTACGAACAATATCAAATGCAGGTTTAACGTAAGGAGCTGCTTTTTCAATTATTGGAGCAGCTTTACCAAGTACGTTTAATCCACCCATACCGGTGGCAAACTCACCACCAAGGTTCATTGCACCTGGAAGCATGGACTTATCACCGCCGCCAGCGGTTGCAATATCTTCTGCTAATTTATTACCTTGATTTACAGCTGTTAAAGGCTGAGAAACACCAGCTAAGTTTAAAATGTTAGCTGGTAATTTAGCCATACCAGTTGCTAGCTTAATAGGCGCAGCCATTCTGGCAGAAGCCGTTGGGCCTGCTTGCCTAGCAATATCTTGCAAGTTTTCTGAAGTCATGGCTTGTCCAAAGCCTTTCTTCATTGCTTCCCAAACAGATGCTTCTGGAGCAGGTTTATCCCAAGTAATATGGGAATCGTCTGTTGCTTCTGGTTTATCCCACGTAATGTGTTCGTCGGCCATTATTTAGTTTCCCGTGTTCCATCACTGTAAACGTATACTGTTTTGTTGTAGTCAGGATGTTTTGGATCTGTAACTTTACCTTGTTTGACTACAGTTTTTGTAGGAGTTGCACCTTTGTCTTTAGCCGCCGTAGCATCTGCTTTATCGCTAATCTTCATGTATATCGGTGCGTTTTCACGCAAGATTCTTTCACGCTCAGAACTATTACGCCAATCACGGTCAGCTTTTGCCATTTGTGTTGGGTGATCATTTAAGTAATCCAACCGAGCTTGATTGAGCTTAGCTTCAGCAATTTTAAGTTGGTAAACTTGTTTGATGTACTCTTTAGGATTATCAATACCAGCTAAAGTCTTTAAGAAACGGTTACTTTCGTTTTCTGTAAACTGGGCACCCATTGCAGCACGTGCACCAGAAGCAGAGAATAACTGACGAGCTTGTTCAATATTTAAGTTGTTTAGATATTTAATTTGCTCAGCTTTATTTGGTTTAACACCAACAGCTTGAAGCGCTGTGCTCAGTGCTTGGTCAATCGATGTACCTGGGCCAAACTTACCACCTTCTTCAATAGAGCCAAGAATTTGTTTTGAATTTAAAATATCATTTTCTTGAGCAGCTACTTTATCAGAAAGCGCTTTATGCGTTGTGTTTAAAAACGCTTGGTTGGCAGCTTTATCTTTTTCTAAATTAGCTTGGTATTCTTCAGGACTTTGTGCAGTAGTTGGGGCTGCTGTTGTTGGGCCTTGTTGACGCCCTAACAGCGCTTGAGCAACATGAACTTTGCCAATATAATCTCTAGTTTCTGCAGGTAATTTTGAAAAATCGCCTTTGCTTTCAGATAACCATTTATCGGCCGCACCTGGACCCATGTTATACGCAATAGCAGCTAATGTATCATTGCCATATCGTTTTTGCATAGCAGCATAGTAATCTCTGCCAACACGTTCAAGTTCAGTAGGAGAATTATCTTTTGCAGGAGTGACACCAAAACCGGGATCTGTTTTAGTATTTGGCATAACTTGCAATACGCCAGTTGCACCTTTTGAGCTTACAGCATTTGGATCTCCACCGCTCTCTACTTTTGTTAGCGCTGCAGTAGATACACCAGGAGCGGTTCCACCACCTATAATTTCTTTAGCCAACTGTGGGTTTTCTTTTAGAATACCTGGATTAGCATCAGCTAATTGAGAGAATGCTCGACGAGTGATTGTTTTTGGCACACCATTAATCATAACGTTTTGAACTGGAGCATCCCAGTCAACGTTAAACTTGTTGCGCATAGATTGATCTAAATAGTCAGTATAGGCTTTTTTACGCAATTCCTGAGCAGCGCCAACGTTACCTTCTTGTAAAATTAAGCGATCAATTTCAGCTTGTGTTGCAGAGTCAATTGGGCTTTGAGCAGCTAAACCAGCGCCAGCTTGTGCGGTAGTCGGGGCGCCCTGAACACCACCAACTTGCTGGCTAAGCAAAGACTTAGCTAGATTACGGTTGGATGCTTGATTGGCTTGGAATGAAGCCATACTTTGCGCAATGTTGTATTTATTAGCACGGTCTTGTTCTTCCTGAGCATTGATTTCTCTAAATGCAGGAGTTTTATCGTACATTGTCCAAGCATGAGCTTTTTGTAAGCTATCTTGGAACTGTTTATATGGACTATTGTATTCATCCAACATTTTTTGCATGTTGTTAAGAATACTTTTACTGGACTCTTCGCTCATCAAAACACCAGCGGGTGCAGATAAAGTCGCCAGTTGCCCTTTACCGCCGGGGGTCATTTTAACCTGAGTGGCTACTTGGGATAACGGACTGGTTTTAGTCGTATCTTCAGAATTAGTATCGCTTGATTGTGTTGGTAAATCTGCCATAATTATTCCGTTACAATAGTTGAAGGATCCGGAGCAGTTGGATTCGGATTAGCTGGAGCCATGTTAGCTGCTGTAGTAGCATCAATAGCTGATTGAGTTTGAGCAGGTGTATACCCACCAGAATTGCTTGTTGAAGTATTACCCAGATTAAGGGCATTTAAAATACTATTACCTAAACCACCAAAGCTGTTTCCAGTAATACCCAAGCTGCCTAACAATCCGCTTGCAGCAGATGGTACTGTGGCCAAAGAACCCAGCATAGACAACGGAGACATTTGGTTTTGTGTAGATACTGTAGCAGGAGCGTTGATAGCGTTTACCAAGTTTGCGTAGTTTGTTACACCTTGGAATGGAGCATTCATTTGGGCCGCACCAGTTGTTAGATCTGCGGTTGTACCTTGTGTTCCGAGTGTTCCTAAGCCGGAAGCTGCTTGTGCGCCGGTACTTTGATTTTGCAGTGCTGCAGTCATCTGTTGTGCTTGTAATGTAGCTAGTGCGTTTGCTTTAGCTGTGTCTACAGCAGTTTGACCGCGCAAACTACCAAAGTTACCAGAACCAATAGCACCTGCTTCAGTAGCAGCAGTTTGTGTTGGAAGGAGTTGATTAAGCTGTTGGTTCTCAGATTGGAACAAGCCACCTAATGCGGTGCTTGTATTTGGCGTAACGTTACCAGTGGTCGGGTCAACAATCCATGGATTAGCTGCACCGGTGGCAATCTGGTTTAAAGTAGTTTGGCCTTGAGTAAATGGATTATTTGGGCCAGCCAAAGTATTAACAGCCTGCTGCCCAGTTGTTTGACTAAAAGCTGGAGCACCAGCTGCAGCAGTGCCAGCTTGGTTGATAACGTTTTGTTGCGCTGCATCCATCCATGATGGGAGCGTCGTTTGTGTCTGATTTGTATCAGTTAAAAGGTTATTTAACCCGGATGAGGTTGATGTACCTGCCATTATGCTCTCGCTTTTTTCTGTGCTTGTAATAAATAAGCCAACGGGCCTTTGCTATCTGGGGGTAGATGCTTGGAGTCGTGCTTCTGTTTATGTTCTCTAACTGTTTTTAAAAATGAATTTAATACTTTTGCGCCAGCTTCATTACTACCGTTACCTAAACCAGATACTACATCAGCTGGAATAACAAACTCACCGTTTGCTAACATGGCTGGTACACTGTCGCTAGTACCGTCTCCGTCACCACGCACGTATTTATTGTGCAATGAATTTAAACCACCTTCACTAAAGAACTGTGGGTTGTGCCCCTCGGGCAAAGTCCTATCTTGGAACATCATATTGCCAGGCTGTCCACCAGCTTGCAAATGTGGCGCACTAGTTAACGGTGTACCTTTTAAACCAAACAAACTAGCATGTGCAGCATCATGTCCTTTTAAAAACACAGGGCCGCCATCTACTCTATGAATTATACCACCATTTTTAGCTTGTTGGATTTCTTGATAGTCCAAAGGCGTAATTTGTGTTGGTGCTGGAGCAGCTGCATTTTGCGCGGCAATAATAGCGTTTAAAGGATCCGTAATTTGAGTACCTTTAGAGAACGATGCTGTTCCCGGAGTGATTGTTTTCTTGGTTGCCGCCACGTTTGAAGTTCCTGTTGTGCCTGTGCTTGTTCCTGTTGTGCCTGTGCTTGTTCCAGTACCACTTCCTGATCCGGAACCTGTGCCTGTTCCAGAACCTGTGCCAGTTCCTGATCCACTACCGCCACCACTTCCAGCTATAATCCCCGCTACCACACCTGCTGCTGTACCAGCCCCAGTATTGGAAGAACCAGTACCAGCTGTTGTACCGGTGCTTGGTGTTGTATTTGGAAAAGCACCTTGACTAGGAAGCATAAACCCTGAATCTACAGGCGCCCCCGCATTTGTCGTGCCAGTACTTGGTGTTGTACTTGATGTTGTGTTGGTACTTGGTGTTGTAGATGACCCAATAATATTAGCAACAATATCGTTTGCCGATACGTCGCTACCAGTACCGGAAGTACCTGTTTCTCCAGTACCCGTTGTGCTAGTTGTTGGAGTTTCAGCTGTGCCGCTTCCACTAGAAATAGGCTGCGGATTGTTAAACGAGTCAGGTGCTCCAGTAACTGTAACTGTGCCTTTTGCACCCTGTACTATACCAGTTCCAGTTCCCGCAACTTGGCCGGATTCGCCGGTAAAAGTTGCTCCTGTTGTGGCGCTTGCTTGTTGGTTAAGGCTACCGTCTGCATTGTAAACAGCGCCGGTAGAGCTAAGATATCCTGTAGACCCATCTGGATTTGTAACCGGTATGGTGTTTGCTAAATTAGCAATTTGCGATGAGGTCTGTGTTAAATTATCTGTTGATGGCTGCGGGCCAATTTGAGCAGATGGAGCAGAAACAGCCACATCTGGAATGTTCATTCCAGAAGCTAACTGTCCGTTAGAAATTTGAGACAATCCGCTTAATGTGGTGCCCAAGGAGTTAGCCACGGTATTAAGTGCTGATTTATCGTTTCCGTATTGCTGTAAACTTGTATTTAATGCAGTTGTACTATTTTGCGCTGCTGTTTGCAGCGGAGCAATTGAGTTACTATACAAATTTTGTAAATTAGTATTAGCTGTTTGGAACGCCGTATTTGCTGGCGTATATGCGTTTACTGCAGTTGTATACGCATCTGATGCTGCTTTATAGGCATCATAGTTTGCTTGTGTTGGATTAGCATTAAACGCATTCTGCGCATTTGTGTACGCTGTTTGTGCGTTCATTGCACTGGAATATAATCCACTTACATTTTGTTGCTGATCTTTTAAAGCATTGTAAGAGTCAGTATATCCGGTACTTGTAAGGGCGTTATCTAATGCTGTTTGATCGGTTTTAGCTTGATTATAAGCATCTGTTGTAGCAGAGGTTGCCGAATCTAAAGTACTTTGTGCACCTTGTACATTACCAATTTGATTTGATGCGTTGCCAGCTAATATGTCAGCTTCAGCTTTTAGTTGAGCAGCAGTTAAAGAAGTGCTGGGGTCGTATGGTGTGCTGTTATCTGTAACAGGAGCAGGCGTTATGGATGCCGATGGTGCAGTTAAAGCGCTAAGACCAGAACCTACTGTAGCACCAACAGCGCCGGTTTCAGCACCGGTTCCAATGTTACCACCTTTAATGGCAGCACCTGCTGCACCAGTTCCAGCCCCAATAATCGCATTAGCTATTGGTGCTGGAATACTTCCGGACATTGTAGTATTGGCTTGGCCACCTAAAGAACTTAGCGCGCCGCTAATAGCAGTGTTTTCTAAAACTAATTTTGGATCAGCACCACCAGCAACGGCTTTAGTGGCTGCTAACAAAGCAGAAGCCACGGGAGTACTTATAGGAGCACTTAAACCTAATTGAGATGCTAAAGCGGGAGATGTAAGGCTGTCTAATGCACCACCGGTAAGACCGCCTGTTAAAGCACCGGTTAAAATACCGGTCAATGGATCTTGACCAGTAATAGCAGATTTTACACCACCCATAGTACCACCAGTTAACGCACCGGTGCCCATTGAACCTAATAGTGTGCTGCCTGCAGCACCAGCCCCTAAACCGGCTGCTAATTGTGTCCCTGTTATTCCAGCCGCGGTACCTGCGCCGGTCAAACCAATTCCAGTACCTACACCAACACCTGTAGTTCCTGCGCCTAGTCCAAGACCTGCAGCGGCTTCTGAGCCCGCAATACCCGTTGCTGAACCTGCACCCAAACCAACACCGGCGGTAGTTGTTCCAGCTCCAGCGCCTATTCCAGCTCCAGCGCCTATTCCTTCTCCTGCAACAGCACCTTCAGTTAGCATTGGAGCTAAATATGGAGCTGCAATAGCTAAAGCAGCAACACCTAAAGTTGCCCAGCCACCAGGTATTGTATCATGTACAGACTTATCTAATTGGGCGGCCATGCCCAATAAACCGCCACCGCTTCCGTCTGTTCCAAGAGCATGGGAAAAGCCATCGGTTATAGCACTTATTGGATTACTACCGCTCATAGCTCAGCCATCCATAAATAGTGTGGTTTATCTGATTTTTGAACTTTCAATCCAAGTTTATTTAACAGCGGTAAAGTTTTTTCTAATACTGGACCACCATCTTCGCCATATACTTTTTTAAACCCAGAATTTTTAACTTGCCCAATAAAGTATTTCATTGCGGATTTAATTTTGTTTGGGGTGTCCGCTGTGAAAAAATTAATTTCTGCAGAGTTGTTTCCTATATTTACTAAAAATAACAATGAATCACCATGCTGTACTAAGTGCCCAACTTGCTTTTGAATCATCGCGTTCATAGTTTCCATTAAACGAGCAGTATCGGCTTGGCTGTGGCCAAAACGCTTGTGATCTGCTTGGATGATTTCGGATGGGGTCATATTCAATAAGATTGTGGTCTACATCTACTAATGCAAAAAATAGGGCTTTTTCGCCCTAAATTAGTGGGATTTACCGTTAATGATTAAAGCTGTTTCTTTAGCCCAATCCTGCCAGTTATCAAATGTTTCTGGATTTGGAACGGGGAAAGCTGAAAAGGTAAAAGTACTGGAAATTACAGATGCCGTATCTTTCCAGTTTTCTTCCGGGTTGTACGGTATATTAAGTTGCCCGTAATAAATGATAAAGTTACCATTCCAGTCTTCCCAGCTAGATAGTTCGGGGGAAAAAGGAAAAAACGGTTGATTTCGCTTATTGACGTAAGTTGTCATGGACGCTCGTCACCAAACTCGCAGGTAATTAAGTTACGGCCCATTTCATAATTGCCATCGATTTCGTTAGATTCAAACTTTAAACGAATTAAACGGTGCTCAACACGAAGGTCAATTTTACCAGTATCTTGGGTAAAATAGTATGGCCCGGAATCTTCTTCCATGGGGCTTGATGCAAACTTACGCCCTAAAATGGTCATGGACATAGTGCCAGTTTGCAAGAAGTTAGGCTCAACACGGCGCAAGTGCATGCGGCGATTTACCCCAACTAAACCATCTTGGCTTGGGTTACCTGTTAGCCAACCAACATCGCTGGTGGTAATGCTAGAATAGACAGCTTGCTCTGTGTTTAGTCCAACTTTGTTTTGGCCAAACTCATGCTGCCAAATTGTAAATCCACCAGTTTGTACGTATACTGGTGTGCCGGCTACAGGAGTTATTGGGTTTTCTTCACTAAATGTTACTAATGTAACACCAGGTGTGCCAATAGTAGTATTATAAATATTAGTGGAAGCTGTTACTAAATATGTTTGATTATAGTCTTGCGTTTGTGAAAAAGCAAAAATTGAACCAGGGGGTAACTGAGGTGTTACATCACCAGCAATATACATTTGGTACGCTGTTGGTGCCGGCAAACTTGCTGGGTGGTTAATAACATATAGTGGTGCACTGAATGATGGATCATAGTTCCAATCAGCCCAAATAGGTGTTGGGAAAATTTCAGTAGTCCAACCACAAGAACGTTGTGCGCCTTCAGCAGAGCCAGCGTCATACCAGAGTTTATCTTTGGTGTTGTAGATAATTGCGTCGGTGCATTCTGTTGCTGTACCGCGGGGATAAAAGAACCAAATCTCATTGTAGCGTGGTATTTTAGTAGCCCATACTTTTTGGCGTTGTGTGTAATTGATGTTGTCAAAGAGCCAGTTTACGTTCTTATCATTTGGCACCACCTGTACGCTACCGTTGTAAGCATAGAAGCGGTCAACACCCATCCACCAATAAACACCATCTATCTCCACAATAGCATTGGAAGACATGATTGAGATTTGGCTAGAAATAATATCGTAGTTCCAAAACTGATTTACTGTTACAGTAGAAGACGCAGATGAGTTAAAGGAAACACGAATAAGAGAGTCAGTAGCCCAGAATAGTCCAGCTGGGGAGTTAGTACCCCCACGCATCGGTATACCTTTAACAATCTTGGAAGAAGATACGTTAGTTTGGTTAGCTAACGGCCCATTCCAGTCGTAAAAGTTTTGCTGCAAGTATGTGCTACTAACGTTGTTGTTAGCAATATAACCATGCGAGCCGTACACAAAAATAAATGGATACAATACACAAACACCACCATCAACACTAATTGGTTGGTATGTTGGGTTTTGGCCTGCGCTATCTGACAAGCCTGTAAAGTTCCAAGTATTTGCAACAGACGGCGCAATATTACCCACTAGAACTTGTGATGGAACACCGTTGTCAATATCCTGTAAGTTATAACCTGGATGGGCAAAAATAGATAGTTGGCCGCCTTGTGGGCTAAATTGAGCATCAAATTGCCAAGTAATGCGATAAGGCCCATTAGCTGGGTCTTCAGTAAATGTTGGTGTGTTGTTTAGCCAAACGTTTGTTGGGCTACCTGAAATGGTTCCTGTAACGTTTACTGTGGTGTTTGGGGATGTATATGTGGCAGTTGTAGTTACAAAATTTACCGGTGTTGTCTGGTTAAAGATAACATTTGTTCCGGTGGGAAAAAGCGCTGTTACGTTACCAGCAACAGTAAAACTAGAAGATGTATGCGATACAAGGGTAAATTGCGAAGTGCCTGGAAGAGTATTAGCTGTAAATGGTCCGCTACCACTACCAAAGTTAATACCGCAAGTAAACACATCAAGCTCTTGGTAGTTACCTGCAAAAATGTAGTTTACGCCATTATATGGCTGTACTACCATACCGCGGTAAATGCCAACGTTACTAGTAAACAACGTGCGGTAGCCGCCTATCTTTTTAGGGTCACCACGTTGAAAACGGCACCATACACCATCGGTGTACTGGTCGTTTTGGAATTGCGTACCGTCGCGTTTAATTCCAGCCGGAATTGCTAGACTGTAAATTGAGGTATATTGCGAGGTATCCTGTTGCTGATTATCAGCCGCCATTTAGAACTGTCCGCCACTAATTAAGGTTGCTGTAAGTCTTGCGTTAATTGTTACCACTGGAGCAGATAAGTTAGTGGCATTTATATCAATAATTTCTGTGCCATTTGCAGCCAAACCTAAGATGCCCAAACCAGATAAATACATACCGGTTGTATTATCATTTAGGAATGAGTACGAAGGTGCCCCGGCGTTACCATTAATTGCTTTAAATGTGGAAGAAGATGAGGAGTTTAAAATATATAAAAACTCGCCATCACTTAACAGTGTATAAATGTTACCAGTAGTTAATGCTAATGGCGCTTGGCTACTTCCTTGGTTTTGGAATGTAATATTATACCCAGATTGGTTAGTATTATTAACCATAATATAGAGCTGGGTAATAGCAGGAAGTGTTACCGCTAGTGTCTGTGTACGAGTACCAGATTGTGCAATGTAAGTTTGAATAATAGGTGCATTTGCAACTAAATTCAAAGTGTTTCCAGAAATTGCATCAACGTCGTATGTTGCTGAAGTTAATACTAAGTTGTTTGGAGTAGTCCAGCCAACAGTAATATATCCACCAGTACTTTGGTTATAAAAAATATATCCGGAATCGCCAGGATTTGTGGAGATTGACGTAGTACCGTTAATTAACTGAGGAGACGATGGAGTAAATGTTAATGTACCGGATCCACTATTTCTAAATGCAATAAACCAACCAGAAGAAAGCGTTGAAACTGAAGGAAGAGGAAAGTTAATAACTCCGCCAACCCAATTATAAGTTACAGCACGACTTGAATCTGTAATGGTTGGAACAGTAGAAACGTTTACAATGTTTTGCGTAGTTGCCAGTTGACCGTTTACAGTTGTTAATCCAGCGCCGGCCAAAGAAGCAGCATCCGCAGATGATGTTCCTGTTCCAAATGTTACGTTACGCCAAACACCGGCAGCTGTTGTATTATCTGTTAAATAAAAATACTTAGATACACCCGCAGCAATGGTTACTGAATTACCGCCAAGAAAATCTTCAACTACAAATGAGTTTGATCCTAAGTTACGAAACAAAATATCAGAGCCCAAAGTGCCCTGGTCTGCTTCTGGTAATTTAATTGCCAAACCTGTAGTCGTAGCCGTGCAATCTATAATACGGGTTGCTGGAGTTTCACCAATTCCTTGGTTTACAATTGCAGGCCAAAAAAGTGGAGTAGTTACACCAAATGACAGATTAGAATAAGATACATCCGTTGGGGTAACAACGGTGCCAGTAAACGGTGATGTGTAAATTGGAGTAGTCATTTATTAAGGTTCCTGAACCGTAGTGTTGCGATCCACGCGACGTGTATCGTCTTCTTTTTTGAGCGCGGTAATTGCGTCTGTGTAGTAACTTTTCCAAACAGGCAGTTTATCCAAAGCCTTTAAATACCCTTGGGCTTGTAATAAAGCACCGTAAAGCATGGCTTGTGGTGCAATTGAAGTCCACAAATTCTGCTGGTTGTTTTCATCTAACGGCTGGATTTCAGCGTAATATATTATTTCAACTGGGTAAGACTGGTTTGGGGCTGGTGCAAAGTTCCAGTTATTATAGTCATAGTCCGCATAATAAACCGGTTGCCCACCGCTAGACTCAGATAAATACTGAGATACATAATCTTGACTTCTTAATAAAACTGGCTGGCCGTTAACTTTCATGGATACAGTTTTGCGCCAACGAGCAGGTTTATTAAGAATTGTTTGGTTTGTTGCTAAATTAGTTTCAACAACAATAAGCTGCATATAAGTCTTCAACTCAGCAGCAATTGAGGATTCAGCCAACGCAATAAGGTTAGGAATCTGCGCAATGAAGTCAGCGTCGTCGCGCTCCATGTATTGCTGGATGTTTAACACCAGCGAATCGTAGGTCATTATTACGCTCATCTTGTGTAGTAGCTTATATTAGGTTGGAAATAGATTGGGGACTTATCACGATCTTCTTCGCTAGCTTGCATAAACGCTTTTTCGGCTTGAAGTTCTAAATACTGAATGCGATTAATATCAACATCAGGAAGCTGCATTGATAAAGAATGTGACAACTGTTTTTGTACGCAGTTAATCCAACGGTCTGGTACATAAATTTGATTTGTCAATGATCCAACATCCATCATTTGTTTCTCAATAATAAGTTGAAACATTTGAAAGTTATTGTTAGGAACAGGCCATAAATACATTGAAGGTTCAATAGTACGGTCAAACCAGTACTGCAGGGAACGGACAGATGGGAATTGTTTGTTTGGAAGATTCCAATAATCATCGCGGTTTAAACGAGCCAACGGAATAACTTGTTGAGATTGTGAAAATACAATCTGACGTAATGAGAATGTATTTGCAGTATCAGTATTACGCAAACGGTAATATGGGTACGGCTGGGTAATGTTTACATTAAAATACGCCCACTGGTAATCGCTTAATGTTGTAGCTGGCAGGGTCTGTGCATTTTGCCAAGTAATACCATCGTAGCTAGTCTCGTAAACTAAATTGTATGTTGTTGGTGATCCCGGGGAGTAGGCGTTAAAACCCACGTAGAATACTCTTTGATCTGGGCTGTATGCAGCGCCAAACCAATTTTCAGAAAGCGTAGACGTAGCATATACACCCGGATTTAGCGCTTGGTTAAACAATACCGGAGAGTTTATATTATCCAAAGGTAAAGCTGCAGTTGGAGCCATATTAACAACATATACCCAGTTTGCTTCACGAATATCAATAGTTGTTTTTGGAAGTGTAAGAATTTGCTGGTCGGTTTGAGCACCAAGCAAAATGTTTTCCAAAAGCCAAAGATTAACACCACGGTTGGAAAGGTTTTGTAGATTGTAGAACAGGGCTTGTTTAGCTGCACCGACGAGCTCAGGTGTCGTCTCTTCAGCAGTTTTACCTGCTTCACGGTACGCATAAGAAATTAACTGGTCGACATTAATTGTTGTCTGGCCAGTAGTATTGCTATAAGCCATATTACCTTCCGCGGCCAGCGGCTCGCTTGTTTACTTTATTTGGGAGTTTGTTTGAGGCTGGGCCAGCTTTGATAAACTCCTTGGCAACCTTTTTGGGGATGCCAAGGGTAGATTTACCAGCTGCAGCAGCGTACATAGCGCCTTGTTGCGCTTTAGACTTTATGGGCATGTTCCACCAGTGTTCATCTTTTTAACTTTACCACCACGCTTTTGAGCGGGGATAGCACCGGCTGGGCTTGTGCCGCCAGGAGCTTGAACAGCAGGAGCTGGGGTAGCAGGAGTTTGACCCATACCAGTCATTGCTGGAGTTTGGTTCATTTCGCTAGCAGCAAATTGCGCTTGTTGTGCAGGTCCTAGTTTTTTGGCATTTTTTAAACGCTCTAATTCTTTGGCTTGCATTAAGTCATTAAGCGCATGACCGCCCACTTGGAACTTTTTTACTTTTACCTCTCCTCCAACCTTATACTTGTTTGGACCACCTTTGGCACCAGAAGCAGAATCAGCAGCTTTAGGGCGCTCGCTTACTTCTTTAGCTTTGGTAGAACCGGAAGACATCTTATTAGTTTTCTTAACATCGCTGCCTTCAAAGTTTGGCTTTGTAGATGCTTTAGATGGGGCACTTGCCATGCCAGGTTTGATGTCTTTAGTTTTTTCAATTCGGTCAATGTCGCCAGATTTTTTCTTAGCGCCATAAACGTTTTCTACACTGCCACCAGTTTTGTATTTACGAACAGTCCCACAATCTTTTTTAGCACGGCCGCCTTTTTTGAGTTTTGAAAGGTCTGTTTTTTCACCATGGTGCTCTTGTTTATCGTGCATTCCAAAGGCTTTTTTAACAATGGCTTTGTCTTGTTTGATATCAGCAGCATCAACTTCACCGCCTTTTTTCATTGCTTTGCCGCCATAGCACATTGCTTTTGGCTTAACACTGCCGCCAGTTTTGAAGTGCTGCATCTTTGGTAGTGATTTAAATCCGTCCATGGTGTTTCCTATAGGTTGTTGGTTAAAAAGGGTGATCGGCCCTTATATCTACTAATGCAAAAAAATGGGCTTTTACGCCCCTAAAAACAAAGTTCTTTCGCGTTTTCTGCGGTTTTCTAATACCGCTGGTTTGTTCCACATCAAGATAGCGTCAGCCGCACCTTGCATGTCATTGGCGTTAATTTTTTTAACTACGGTGGAATTCTTAAAAGCACTAGCTCCGATATTGAAGCAGAGGCTGTATAAAGCGTCAAATTGGTTCTGGGCTAGGGGCACCTTTACTGAACCCTCAACGGCTTCGCTACACCACTTTAAATCCTTTCTAAGCAGGTCTTCTACCTGGTCATTAGTCAGAGTGGCGTTAATGAGGTCTTTTTCATCATCTTTGATGAGGTGGCCTACCCCAATAGTCCACAGGCCCTTAGTGTCCTTGTATGCCTTGGTACGGGCGCCTTCTTCTTTGGTGATAAAATCCAGTGTGGATTTAGCGATTGCCATGATGTTTTCTTCAATATTAGTATAGTTATCAGTGAAGTGGATGACGGCAAATATGCCCAACACCCATAAAAGTACTACAAATAGCTTTTTCATTTTGGCTCCTTTTTTTGTGGCATATTACCACATTAGGGGGTCATTTATCTTTTTTTGTTCCATAAGTCAAACAAAACTTTAACTTTTTCTTCCAGCACAGCAACTCGGTTATCTGTCTTGGCAAGCACAATTACTAGCGATACAAAGGCCAATAAAAGCGGCCAGATTTTAGCTAGGATGTCTAAGGTATCCATTATTTACTTAATGCGTCGTATTGGGCGTAGCAGGCGTCAAGGGCTGTTCGCAGGATGTCGGCTCTGGTAGCTTCCCGTTCAAGAAAGCCTGAATCCTCGGCAGAAAGGGACAACCCAGTTCCACTTTGTCCATTTGCGGCGTCTTGGGCGCGACTGGGACGCTGACGCAACTGGATAAGAGCATCAGCCAGAGAGTTGTTAATAAAAGCGATTTGAGCATCTTTATCTTTCCTTATTTGGTCGGCGGCGGCTTGGTGTTCTTCTTGGGCTTTTTGGGTGGCAGCTTGTTGCGCTGCCTTATAGCGATCGAATCGCGCAGCTTCCAAGCTAAAGCCAATATAGCCAGCCAAAAATAAAAGTGCAGCACATAGT